TTAAAGTCTTCATGTTCATTGAGGAAGCTAATAGTTGCTTGGTTTAACCTGCTAGAGGCGCTGGGCCAAGACAGGCTTGAGTCATCTCTGATAATGTCGTTATCAGTAAAGTGATGGTTAGCATCAACCAAGTTACTTAGTTCTGCTTCTGTCTTCGGGTGCTCTAAAAGCAACTTATACTTGCCCTCAGAAGACCAAGTTAGCTCTGCAAGCCCCATTGTGTTCATAATACGTTCAATGTTATTACGAATGTTGTCCTCTGTATCGAGCGTTAAGTTGCACTCGTATAAAGGAATTGGTCTTGTGGAAGTTAGTGTAGTTTCAACCCAAACTGTTTTGTTCCAATACCAGTATTTACCGGAGTCTTGAGTAAGCCAAAGCTCATTTTCATAAGTGTGTTTTTCAAGATCTGTTGGGCGAGAAGCATTATCTGCTACTGTATGAACAGTCTTTTGACCGTTTACTTGCCCTGCTACTGTTCTTTGGGTTGCTACAATAGTATCACAAACAGCTGCCGAGTTGTAAAAAGATTCAAGATCAACTTCGTTAACTGACAAACCTCTGCCAAACTTTGAATTCATCAAGTAGTCAAGAAGGCAAAGAGCAGGGTTGTTAGAGTAAACTCTGTCGGTGCTTAAGGAGTAAACCCCATTGAGTTCTTTAACCCACTTTACTTTACGACCTTTAACAAGAAATTCCATTTGAGGAATGCCGTTATAGTTATAGTCATTACGGTTCAGCTTAAACGTTGCAGAAGCATGAGCAGTGTTTGTAAACTTGTTGTTAGGGTCAATAGTGTTTGCAGTAGCAATTGCATCAGCTGCCCCGCCATTGTTGTGGGTACGAATTATGTGATTAAACTTTTTAGAACTGTCGTTATAGTCTATACCATCCACTTTAACCCACTGAACACCCTCAATGCCTTCATGGCAAAGAGCATACTGTACTGTTAAGTATTCGTTCTTAGAGCCGCTCTTTGAAGTATTTGCAAAACTCTCTGAAAAGGTTTTACTTGCGTTGTTTGTAGCAGAAGTGTAGCTACCTCGAACGAGATGTTTTACCTCGATACCGCCCAGTGAGTTCTTACCGTAAGCCACAGGGACACTAACTGCTTGTCCTGAGATTGTTAAGTTAAAACCTTTGCGCTTGTCGGCTTCCCGCTTCATTTTGTTATTTTGGGAGATCTGATAGGCGGTAGAGGCTACCGTGATAATGAGGTTAAGCAACAATTTATCCATTATACCTTACCCCACTTTACTGTTATTTCTTTATTTTCAAAAATCTCTTTAAAAGAGGTATCGTCAGGGCTAACCTGCTCCATACCATTCTTTGACGTCATAAAAGAACGAACCATATCAAGATCAGACATGGGGGAGGTTCCTTCGATGACTGCTAGCTTTTGTTCAAAATCGTTTGTAATGGAGGGGCTGTCAACGTAGCCCTTGTAAACACTTAGAACATCATTTGGACTAAGCAAAGGATTACCGTTAGCGTCCAAAAGAGCTACAAAAACACTAATAGGCTTACCGACAACGTTAGCTCTGAACTCTGCGGAAAGGGTGTCTAGCACCTCTGAGATAACAATTTTGTAAGACTCTCTATCAACTACCGAAGAGAACTTTGGGGAGTCAAACTCGTAAAGACCTCCGTTTGCCAAGTAGGTATTACCGTTGTAATCAAGGTCTCTATTAAAAGAAGTTAGATAGTAGGTAGTATTAAATTCTAGCTTAATTAGAAAAGCAAATCTCATATTGTCACTATTAATAACATTCTGTACTGCTGTTGAAAACTGTCTCATTACAAGGCCTCTATAATTGAAATTGTACCTGCGTTAGAGAGAACACCATCGGAAAAGGTGATACCTGTCTGGTTGTTAATATCTCTATAGTAGGACAAAACAGCCCCGCTACCAAATCTAACAGTGTTAGTGTTAGTGTTTTGTACTCGTAGTTCTGGGTAAAAGTTCATAAACTGGTTTGTGCTTCCCATTTGAACATCGTTAGTTGTAACATAAATCTTGTCATGATTGGAGAATTTAAAGAAAGTTCCTTTTGGAATAAAACCAGCGGCACTTGTTCCAACTAATAGCGTAGTGGTAGCTCCAGCTACAGTAGTGCCAAACATGTTAAGCGTAGGTTGACTTAGTGTTGTTTTTGCATCAACTTGAGGCAACTGAGGCATAACCATAGACTGAACTTCTTGATTGTCAACCACAGCGCCTAGAAAGATGTCTACCTGTGTTTCCGCTGTTCCAACTGTGTTAAAAGCCAACTCCCAGCGTTGAACCCCCTGAGAAGCTCTTTGTTTCCTTAGAGAAACCGTGTCTACCTCGTAAATAGGTTCGTTTGAAGTAATTGTAAGTGGTGCCAAAATTTGAGCACCGTTAAAATAGTATACCGACATTATTGACTCCTAAGTGGTCTAGCGATTAAAGGCACCCGCCGCTCTAAGAAAAGAGCTTGCCTGATGACTTCAGTGCCGCTGTTATTTTCATTTGTTGAGACCCAAAAGTCACCATTGTTTACCATGGCCCCTGAGTGGAAAGCAATATCCCCTAGCTCTGGTCTTTTATTTTTGACCACTTCATAACCGCAATATTCGGCGTAACTTTCAACAGTATAGCCCGATTTAAGTAGGAGTTTAAGCCAACCTTTAATAGAGCTGTAGGGTTCTTTAATAATGTCTCTAGCCTTGGTCTTTCCTCTGAGTTCATAGTCGTACTCAGCGAGTAAGGCGAAACAGTCATTAACCCCGCGTGTATATTCTGTGCAACTTTCTGTTAAGAGATCTATTGTTCGACAGGCTCGTTGCAAAGCCTCCGACATCTCTTCTTTTTCATAATACTTCATTCTAACTCCTACAGAGTGGCACAGAGGTGAGCCTCTCAAGTAACTACATAGGTATCCCCATACAGTAGCCTAAGTTGCTCACCCTGTGTAGCTCTCTACATGTCTTCTTTAATAAACAGACGAACAAGGTCTGCTACGATGTCGCTACGAACAATGTCGTCTACTCCGAACTCAATGATTGGGAGGTCGATTCCTGCTCTATTAATTTTTCTAGCAAAGGTTACAAGGTCTCTACCGTCTCTCACATCAGACTGAGCAGGGTCTCCCATTAGTACGAGCTTAGAGTTTTGCCCTAAACGAGTAGTAATTGCTTTTAGTTCTTCCATGCAAAGGTTCTGTGCTTCATCCACTAGAACAAGAGCGTTCTCGTAAGAACGTCCACGAATAGTTTCAATAGGTTGAATTTCAATTTCACCCTTGGCCAACATGTACTCATACTTACCTTTGCCAAAAGCCTTTGTAAGTACTTCTAGCATGGGCATAAGCCACGGGGTCATCTTTTCTTCGATAGTCCCAGGAAAGTGTCCAAGTGACTTCCCTGTTGGTACGTTAGCTCGTGTGAGCACAATCTTTTTGTACCTACCACCCATAAAGAGTTGTGCAACAGTCCCTGCACTACAGTAGGTTTTCCCCGTCCCAGCACAACCAATTGTTACTGTAATAGGGGCTTTCTTGATTGAAGAGATAAGAGTATCTTGTTTCTCGTTCTTAGGTAAAAGATTAAAACTTGTTCGTGGGTAACTAGTATACTTTTCTTCCTGGGCCATATGTTTTGGCATACGTGCGTTGGCTTTAACGGAATAACGAGACTGTTTTTTGGACATAAAAGATTCCTTGGACTGTTATTGTTTAGGGGTTAAAGCAGGGCCCGAAGGCCCTACTTGTTTTAGTTTAATTCAGGGTTTAACAGGCCACACGACATCATTAGGGAAGCCAGCCTGTTGTGGCACATCAAGAAGCGCCTGACGGTAGACTGCCCAAGCGTTCTGCTGTTCTGCTGAGAGAGTAGCCCAGCGCAGTGGGTTACCGACGAAGGCATCTACTTCAGCTAACAGGCCGTCACGCTCCATGCGAAGCTGCTCAGACAGTGCTGCGTCCAGTTCAGCTTGAGTGGGCGGGACGTATGCTGCGACATCACCAGCGGCTTCCATAGCGGCCAAGAGATCGTCGTTGTTGATCGTCATGTCAGTATCTGCTGGGTCTAGCGTGTAGGGAATCCAGCCGTAGTCTTGGTGTTCGATCTCACAGTCAATCCAGCCGTTGTCGTTGATGTATTTTGCGTTGCGATAGTTTGTCATTATGAAATCCTTACTGCCAAGCCTAATCTAGACCTTGTTCCTGTTAAAACAGCGTTACTCACCCAGCGCCAAGTACCACCAAAACCTGCGGCTGCTGAACTGCCAGCAATTGAACCCGTCCAACCACTGCCCCCATTGGCGCTGGTGTATATTTCCCAAGTAAAAAGAGAAGAGCCAGCGATTGTGGCACCTGCACCATGCGCTGCGGTTGAGTACCACCCAACATGGGCATAGGAACCAACACCACCCCAGCCAGCGCCACCAACGACTTCTGCACGGACGTTATCCAGTGTCTTCTTGCGGATGTACCCATCATTCGTGTTGACGTAGTAGTCCGATGAAGCTGTTGTTGTGTTGCCGCTTGTGGTGTTGATCCAGCCAAACTCGGCGTAACCATTGGCTTGTGTGCGCACAACTGTATTTACTTGGTTGTTTCTGGTAGTTGAGTTGAGGGCAAGCCCACCAAGCAGTTCTGCCTTACGTGCAATGTCAACACGGATACCATAAGTGTTGGAACCGTTGTAACCCATCAAGGTGGGGTAAGTAGCAACCCATGGCACATCTGGGTCTGTGTTGTTTTTAGCTACACCTGTAGGTGACGTGCTGGCGGATGCGTCGAATATGGTGTGGTTGTTGCCATAGTTCTTCCATGCCATCTGGCCGATGACATCATTTACAACAGTGCTGTCGTTCCAGTCTGTTCTGCTTCGTTCTGGAACGTAATCGTGGGTGTGGCTTGCTAAAGCAAAAGCACTTGCGTGATTACCGTCCAAGAGGTCAGCGTCTAAGCCTGAACCAGAGCCGTCGTTGCCTTGAGTCCAGACTTTATCCCAAGTAGCAGAAGGGGTTGTGTCGTTGTTAATACCTCTATGATAAAAGTTATTACCTGCGGTATCAAACCATAGCTGACTGTAGTAAGCGCCAGAGTGTGTGTTTATATTAAATAAAGCACCTGCATTGTTTCCGCTGGGGCCTCTGTCAGTCCATGAGCTTGTAGAGCCTTGGTATACACCTGAGGCAAGCTCCGTACTCAAATTGATGGAACTACCGCTTGACCACGGGAAGTAATTAGTGTGGTTGTGGCTGTTGTCTGCAATAGTAACTGTAAGTGTAGCATTACCTAAGTTAGTAAATGTAGCAGAGCCAGAAGCATCACCAGAGAGTGTCAAAGTAGGGTCAGGAGCATTAGCGGGGCTATAGTAGTAACTACCCTGTTGTCCATCAAGCAAGTCAGCATCTAGGCCAGAACCAGAGCCATCGTTGCCTGTATGCCATACATCAGAGCCACCTACCTTTAGCCCTGTAAAATCAGAATAAGCCCCTGATCTTGGACCGTGTGCTATGAGTGAGCCTGTAGCATTATTATCATGGCCCCACATACCCCATTCGCCGTTACCAATCTGGCTTAGACCTGTCCAAGTATTTCCACTTGCCCCAACAACCGAAGTATCACCACCACGATACCCAATGGAAAAGCCATAATTATCCATCAAGGCTGTTGTTGAGTTATGTTCTGCGAAGAAGAGGCGTCCAGATCCTTCGCCAGAGGTGTCACTGTTGCCCTCAATAGACAAGAACCTTGCACCTGTTGTTGAGCCACCGCCAGCTACACCAAATGACAAAGACCTGTTGTCCCCTGTAATAACGTCACTAGCATCACTTCTTAGGTAGCTACTGCCCTGCACACCATCCAAGAGGTCAGCGTCTAGACCCGAGCCAGAGCCATCGTTGCCAGAGTGCCAGACAGGCGAACCGTCTACAAATCTCCCGACTTCTGAGTTGGTAATAGTCTGAGTAACAGTGCCAAATGCTGTAGCGAAGCCAACATCCCAGTTATCATTCCAAACCTCTGCGCTGTAGCTGGAATAACCACCGACAAAATGGGTCACCGCCACTTGTGGATAGCTCCAAACTGATGAAATCTCTCCAATGTAGATGCAGCACTTAGAGCCATCATGGCCAAAGCGGACGTTAAAGTTTCTATTTACGTTGGGGTTTCCAAGGATGTAAGCAAAAGGATTGATCCAAGTGCTACCCGTAGAATAGTTGTAACCACCGCAAACTACATCAAACCCCTCGTTGGTAGAATACTCATAAATGCGAATAGTCATTCGCATCATCGTGTTCGTCCAAGATACAGGTAGTGTAATCTTGATTGCACCAGTGACATTCGCGGTCTGTGTGGCATAGTTAGCATTGTGTGGGTTGAGGATTGAAAGGGAGCCAGTCCCTAAATTAACAAACCCTTCCGCAGCAATGTAACCTGTTGAGGTATCATTTCCTGTTTTTGACAGCTTTCCATCAAGCGCGACCTGCAAGCCGTCAACGTTGCTGATAATATGGTTGTGGCTGTCGTCGGCTACCGTGACAACGATTGATGTCGTGCCAGAGCCTGTCGCATCGCCAGACAGCGTGATTGTTTGGTTGCCCTGCAAGAACGACGATGCGTGCAGGCCGTCGAGCAAGTCAGCGTCTAGACCAGAAGCCGCCCCGTCAACAGTTTTAACTGCTGTCAGTATTTCAGCCGCCGTCTGATCCGCAGTTGCCCCAGCTTCAATGCCATCTAGCTTAGTACCATCAGCCGCAACGTCACGGCCATCTACAGTACCCGTAACAGATATATCACCTGCAACACCTAAACCGGAGTTGAAGTAGTTGTATTGGTTATGTGAAAAGGTACTATTATTATGGTCATAGCTAAAGATAGTCTTTGAATAATAGCCAGTCGAACTAACTTCGTTCAGGGCAAAGGTGCTTCCTGTAGTGTCAGTATTAGCGATTTGGCTTGTAAGGGCTACCCCATAGTTATTCGCTGTAGCACTATTAGATAGCCACAAATTACCGCCGCTGTACTGTGCTGTTGAAGAACCATCTATATTAAGCCATGCATATGCATCAGTAACTGTGAGTCCAGTAGCAACAATATTACCTACAACCTCCAGAGCCTCAGTTGCGCTGGCGTTACCACCACCGATCCTCATACCTGAGTTAGAGATAGTGGCAATAGTATTACTGCCTGTTGTGTCCTCGAAACGAAATCTATTTGTCGTGTCTTCCAGACGAAAACGCATATCTCCGTCTAGCTTGTTTCTTACTGTAAACTGACCAGACGTTGTGTTGACAAAGCCAAGCTCTGCCGCAGTTGAATTTCCAGCCTTCAATGTTAAACGTGCGTCAGCAGTGTTTGTAGAGAAGTCCCCTGCGGCGTCTCGAACGATGACCTCGGCAAACGTAGGGCTATCAGTTGTAGCAACACCTTGGTCTAGTAAGTCTAGCTTCGCACCGTCTACTGATACGTCACGACCATCGACTGTGCCAATGTTTGTTGTAATATTTCTACTGTCATCAATAACAGTTGTTCCTGCAATTTTAATTGCCATTTTCGTATCCTCTACTAGGCAGGACGCCCCCGAAGGAGCGCCCTAAAATTAAGTTATAGTTGCATTAGAATCAACATTACCTACTACCTGTAAGTTTCCAGAGGAATCTAATTTCATTTTGTTTAGACCCCCCACAGAGAAGTACAAGTGACCATTAGTTTCGGTAATAGTCCAACCATTAAGCGTAACCGTTGTTGTGTCAACAGTGGAGGCTTGGATACTGGCAGCTGTATAAGAAGCGTGAGAAGTATCAATCGCCTGTCCTGGCTCTGGAGTGTAGCCTTTAAAGAATTTAAACACACCGTCAGTAGCATCTCTAAAGATACCCGCATGAGCGTAAGTTCCGTCATTGTAGTTACCTACCCAACCTAAGTCAGGGTTAGTAACAGTGCTACCCTCGTTTAGATAAATCATGTTATCTACAATCGCAAGCTCTGTTGCGTTGATTGTTGTTGTTGTGCCGTTTACAATTAAGTCACCACCAACTGTTAAGTTAGTCCCAACAGAAACAACACCCGTAGTTGTTAGACTATCGAGAGTTACGTCAGCAGTGTTCTTCCAAACTGCAGCAGAGTTGTCCCACGAAAGAATATCGTTGTCTGCCACTGATGTAAGTAACACATCGTGAAGCTCTCCAAACTCCCATCCGTTATTTATCGAAACATAAATAGCACCTTCAGTAGCATGAGACCTAGTAACCCAACCTATCTGAACTAAGTGATTCGGAGATAGGGGCTTAGTAGAAGTGAAGCCGCCGCCAGCTGCAAGCCACAGAGCTTGCCCCTCTGAATAGCTAGAAGTATCCAACTCTCTGACAATACCAGAAAAGGTAATAAACCCACTGGAGTTATTAGGGATAGCCTCAGTAGCCACCCCAAAAGTAGTGCTAGAGGCTCCTTCACTACCAGCATTTGCTAGGCTTACTGTGATCTTGTTACCGCTTGCCCCTGTAACTCTTACCACGTCTCCGTTAAGAATATCTACTCCCGAAGTATTCCTTACAAAAGCAACTTGCTCCTGACCAAGCTGTAGGGTTACGTTAGCGTTTAAGCCTAAATCTAAGGTGCTTTCATCAGCATTCCAAGCCAACTCTCCACTGACCGCAGTGTGTGCTGCAGCCGTATCAAAGGAGATATAGTCCGTTGTGATATCTCCGTGAGTAACAGAGGACTCTGTTCCGAGTCCGAGGTTGTTAATAGAGGTTGCAACCGACTCGACATCAGATAAGTTGTTAGCCGCAACAAGAGCGCCGCCTAAAGAAACATAAGCCAGTTGCCAGTCAGTTCCAGCCCAGATCTTCATTCTGTTTACTGTTGTATCAAAGAACAGTGCCCCCACTAGTAGTGGATTTCCATTATTATCTACTGCAGGGTCTGTGGCCTTAGCTCCAAGATAACTGGCATCAAAGTCATCAAAGATAGACTGAGCGTTAGTCTCGCTTGTCGCAGCGTTAGTCTCAGAAGAAGCGGCAGCGAAAGCAGAGTTAGCTGCATTAGTTTCAGAAGTAGCCGCAGCAGAGGCCGAAGCAGAAGCTTCAGAAGCCTTGGTTGTTGAAACCGCAGCGGAAGCTGTTGAGTTAGTCTCACTTGTTAAAGCATTAGCCTCAGAAGCTGCTGCATTAGTTTCAGAAGTAGCCGCAGCAGAGGCCGAAGCAGAAGCAGCGGAAGCACTGCTAAAAGCAGCGGAAGCACTGCTAGAAGCTGCGGAAGCACTGCTAGAAGCAGCGGAAGCACTGCTAGAAGCAGAGGTCTCAGAGGCGCTAGCTGCGGAAGCACTAGAAGCGCTATCCAAAGCAGAAGTGTTTGAGTTAGAAGCACTGGTTGCAGAAGCTGTCGCAGAGTTAGCAGAATCAAGAGCAGAAGAAGCTGCGTTAGTGGCGCTAGTTGCAGCAGCTTGTTCACTAGCCAAAGCAGCTGTAGAACTAGCTCCCGCAGCAGTCTCAGAAGAAGCAGCGGCAGTCTCTGAGCTAGAAGCAGCCAAAGCAGAGCTTGCAGCGTTAGTTTCAGAAATAGCCGAGGCTGTCTCACTTGCTAAAGCAGCAGAGGCAGAAGCCGCTGAAGCGTTAGCGCTAGTTAAGCTAGAACTGGCAGAACTTGCTGCATTTGTTTCAGAGGTAGCAGCGGCAGTTTCACTTGTCAAAGCATCAGAGGCTGCAGTTGAAGCAGTAAACTCAGAAGAAGCTGCGTTAGCTTCACTAGTTGCTGCAGCAGTTTCACTTGCTAAGGCGTTAGCTTCACTAGTTGCTGCAGCAGTTTCACTTGCTAAGGCGTTAGTGGCGCTAGTTGCAGCAGCTTGTTCACTAGCCAAAGCAGCAGAAGCAGAGTTAGTAGCGTCATAGAAAGGGCGAGACCATTCAGCGCCTGTGTAGAGTCTAAGATCCGAGCTAGAGGAGTTGTAGTAGATAGCCCCTGGAAGAATTGCATTACCATCATTGTCTACAGTCGGGTTTGATTGTTTAGTACCCAAGTAACGGTCATCAAAGTTATCATAGGTAGTTTGTACTAGAGACAAAATAGAGTTAGCAGAGTTTCGATAGCTCAAAGAGTCTGCTGCGCTACTTGCAGAAGCTACTTGACTAGAGCTTGCGGAGGCTGCACTTGTAGCAGCTGCCGAAGCAGAGTTGGCTGCAGACGCACTAGGTGCCTCCCAAGAAGTGCCGTTATAAAACTTTAAGTATCCCTCTACGCTATTCCAATAGATAGAGCCTACCAGCAAAGGGTTTCCGTCGTTGTCTAAAGAAGGGTCACTTGTTTTGCTGCCCAGGTAACGGTCATCAAAGTTATCAAAAATAGTTTGTATGGAGGCTAAGTTGCTTGATGTAACCGATGCATTTGAGCTGGCTGAGGCCGCACTAGAAGAGGCTTCAAAGGCACTAGCGGAGGCCGCACCTGCAGAGTTGTTAGCATTAACTGCACTATTGGAGGCCGCAGCTGCAGAACTCCCTGCACTGTTTGCACTATTGGTTGCTTCATTGCTAGATACAACAGCAGCAGCAGCACTGGCTTGAGCGGCTTGAGCACTGTCATTCGCATTATCTTCGGAAGCTTCAGAGAGAGCTGCAAAGTTAGCAGAACTAGCAGAGAAGGCAGCGGCAGAGGTTTCAGAGTTGCTTGCAGAGCTAGCAGAAGCTTGTGCTTGTCCTGCGTAAGTTTCTGAGTTATTTTCACTAGAAGCCGCATTGATAGCACTTTGTGAAGCTGCGTTTTTTGAGTTAAGAGCCGCCAACTTCGATAGCTCTGCGTTATACTCACTGCTTGCAGCAGCTGAAGCGGAAGCAGAAGCGCTAGTAGCATTAGTAATGGCAATAGCTGCATTCTCTGCGGAAAGAGCAACAGGGTAGTTCCAAGAAGAACCACTCCAAAAGCCTAGCTGGTTTGTTGTCGTGTTAAAATAAATTGCGCCTAGTTGTAATGGGTCGCCATCGTTATCTACTGCAGGCTCAGTTGTTTTAGCGCCTAGAAAACGATCATCAAAGGCGTCTAAAGCCAACTCAGCGGAAGCTTGAGCTGTTTCAGCAGAAGACTGAGCGGTCTCTGAGAGATACTGAGCCGTTTCAGCAGAGGTTTGCGCCGTCTCAGCAAAAGACTGAGCGGTCTCTGCAAGCGCTTGGGCAGTCTCTGCATCTGCCTGGACTGTTAACAATAGAGCGTAGTAGGCAGAACCGCCAACGTTAATGTCTGAGACTAGCTCACCAGCGGAGTTATTAATAACAACATGAAGATCGTTGCTTGCATCGATATACGCAGTAGCTACAGAGTCCCCTTTAGTACCTTGCCCACCTGTTCTGGAGAGGGACAAGGATATTTCTTGATTCTCAACCGTGATGTCACGGGAGTTATCACCAATGCTTAGCGTGTAGTCACCGTTGGTATCGACAGAGACTAAGAATTGATTTTGATTAACTATGAGGCTTGTGTTAGCCATGCCTTAAGCTGCTTCTGTCGGAGAGTAACGTACCTGTACTATACCACGAAGTGGCTTCCAGATCTGTTGAGCGGACCCAACTCCGTTATCAGCAATCTCAAGATCAATAAAGCCGTAAATTGGCTTGTCAGGTGCAGGGAACGTATCCCAGTTATCTATAAGGTCTTGTGGAATGACAATATCAAACTCGTTATCAGTTACCACAGTGTCGAGAATAGGTAAGGTAGTCACCACAGGGGTACTACGAGCCGTAGGAGGAATAACCCCGCTATCTTGAATGTTATCACCTTCTACTACTTTAGCGGTGATAGTGTAACCGCTCAGGTTAGTCAACCAAGCAGCAGTGATGTGTAAGCGTGTTTGCTCACCATGAACAATAGAGGCAATAATGCTCCCATCATCTGTAATAAGGTCTTTGGATTGGCCTGTAATTTTTGAACGTGGCATTTTGTTTCCTTTCTACCGATCCTCAGATGGGTAAGTAAAGTGATTGAGGGGTGCACCACACCGTGTCTATAAAACATA